CGCTACCAGTGCCACCAGTTACGGTGAAGTACACGCGAACATAACGCTTGAGGTCGTTACTGTTCAGGTAGATCTTCTCGCGGAAGGCGGTGTTGGCAGCAGCAGCAGTGAAACCACCGCCACTGATGTCAACAAAATCACCAGAAGTGGTGGTATCAGAGTGCTGAAGTTTGGCGGTCAGGGTGACGCCAGCACCAGCAGCGGCAGAAGAGATAATGAAAGCAATGTCGCCTTCAAAATCGTTGGTGCCTTGCAGGTCCACATAAGCGGGAGTGCCAGCACCAGTGGCCGTCACGACAGCGTTGTCATGCAGGCGAATCAGAGTGGTCTTCGACCCAAGATTGTGAAGCATTGGTCTTTCTCCGTTTGAGAGCGGGTTTGCTTTGAACAGAAACTGACTCGTCGTCAGCCGTTACAACAACTTCCTCAATGATGGGAGCGGGAATGGCTTTCTGAATTCCGATCAACAGCAAAGCTGATTTGTGATCGGTTTCAACAAAATCACCAACTTTTACCTCTTTGAGATCAACGATGGTGTTCTGAAGAATCTGAATGCGCATTGCCCGCTCCGCAATCATCAGGAGATCTTGCAGATGGACTCAGGGTGACGCACGGCCACGTCATAGTCCTGCATGGCCACCACACGCACGGTGCCAGAGGTGGAACCGGTGTAGGGATCAACCATGATGTCCAGACCGCTCCAGAAGCCGATCAGGATGTCGCTGAAGTTAGCAAACACCGCAGTGTTGTTCGGCATGGAGTTGGACACATAAGCCGGATAACCGTTGATGGTGTTATTGGCTTCGTAGATGAAGTTGGCGTTGGTGCCAGTTGCCGACTTCTCGGTGGTCTTCAAAGTACCGCGCAGAGCGGAGTTCATCAGATAACCGAGGCTGCCCATCAGCGCGTTGGAGGTGCTGAGAGAGGCTTCAGCATTCACGTAATCAGAGAACGTGGTATAGCCGGACTCAGTGTTGATACCGGTCACGTTCAGGAAGCCCAGCGGATACGAAGAAGCACCAGTACCGTTGATGGTTTGGTTTTCAACTTCGATGGCGATTTGCTGAGCCAGATCACGACGAATCAGATTCTCAACGTCAACGCTGGATTGAAGCAGCAGACGACGGGAGTAATCGGTCAGAGCGCCCAGGGTGCGGGGCTGCATCGTCACCTGATCAACGCTGAGCTGCGATTCGGTCACGGAGCCAGATTCAGCCACGTGATACACAGTCGCACCACCGCTTTGACGGGGCAGAGCAACCATGCCTTGCAGGCCGGTCATGATGGTCGCGCCAGCGGTCTGCAGCACAAGAGCTTTGCGAAGCAGATCGATGAAACTGTCGCTCATCAGGTCAGTGGCAACCAGATCACCACCACCGGTCGCAGAACCCACGGTCAGGTCACGACGGCCATAACCCAGCACATCAGCAGGGATCAGGATGCCGCGAGCTTCCTTACCGCTCTTCTCTTGAGCAGCACGGCTGACTTCCAGTTCAAAAGCAGCAGCGCGTTGTGCCTCTTTGCTATTGGGGTGAGCCATAGCGTTGATGGCACGGATGAAGGAGAAGTCACGCTTCTCTTTATCCGACATGCCAATCTCGGCATCCTTGGGATTCAGGGGCTTCTCTTCCACACCCATCTTTTCCAGAAGGGCAGAACGAAGCTCGTCAAGGCTGCGGGAGTTGGCAATGAACTCCTGAGCCATTTCAATGTTCTTGGTGCGCTGACCAAGAGCAATCATGTCGGCCATTTCCTTAGCCTTGGCCTGAGCGGCCTCAGCGCGGATAGCCTCAACATTGAGGTTTTGATCCACGGTTGTAACTCCGTTGGGTTGACTGTGAACGGCTGAGGCCGTATCGACGCTCTCATTATGGAAGAAAGAGCGTCCAATTCCAACCGAATTATCAGCCGGCACAGTGACCAGGCTTATTTCAAACGGTTGGAAACTGGTAGCGCGATAAGTCACTGGTGATGTGGACTCATCGGCTTCCATGGAGTTGATCTTGTAGCCGAAGCTGACATTGCGGATGATTCCATCCTTGATCAACCCTTGCATTTCGCGACCAAGATCATTGTTCGCGAGTTTGACGCGTGCATAAGCACGCTTGTTTTTGATGTATGCCTTCTGTACAACACCGACAATTTTGTCCGCATCATGTTGATACAACAGCGGCGCACCATCATTCAAACGTGTCAGATCCATGGACTTAACATCCATGTTCAGCACTTCCATGCCGTAATAACGCTCAACCGGTGCTTCACTGGCAAACGGAAATTCCAAGACGCGATCTGCGCCATCAGAGCGAAACTCAGTACTGAGCGAACGCTTCAATACTTCGTCTTCGTGGAATCGCAGCGCCGGGATTTTTTTCAAAGTTGAAAAGTAATGTCCAACAACAGTATCACTTGCTTCGTACCCATTTGCACCTTTTTTATATACTTGAATTAATGCAGCAGGATTCTTTTCACTGCCATTGAGCGTGAAAGAAGAATCTGGAATTTCAACAATACCTTCGCGGATAACTTTTTTAATCTTGCCACGTGCCATTCCACCACTGCTGTCCCATTCAACAAAGTCACCAACTTTCAGCGAATTGTCATACGCACGTTCTTCAATTTTATCCTCTGAGCGATCACCTGTTGCTTCTTCAAATGAGATTGGGTTGAAGTCGTGATCACTCAACCATTTGCGTGCTTCTGCAGGCGTAAAACGTTTTGCGTCAAAACGAATGGCTTGAATCTCGGACTTGCCGTCTTTGATGCCATAAATAAAGTCAATGCCAGGACCACCTTCATCATTGACGCGACGAATTGCGTCGTACTGACCAGGCTCCTTCAAGCGGGCGGCGTGTTCATTTGGATAGGGGCGTTCATCAACAATGGGATCAATCAGTTCCATGGTGCGGTCCTGTGCTTTTTTAATCGCTTTGGATTTCATGACGCTCCAAGTCTGACCTGAATCGCCACCCCATGCAGCCCATGCTACGCGACCTGGCGAAGGATAGTCTTCACCATCAGGACGGAAGCCCTTGCCCTGTTTGTCCACTTCATGGCGGGCGAACCAAGCGGCCATTGTCACGACAATGTCAGGACTAAGTTCCTCACCCGACAAAATCTGACTAGCGCGTGTGGCAGCAACATCAGTGCCACCTGGGCGACCGTCTTTCTTCCATGCGCGATAACGACGCGCTTCTGCCTTCATGCCTTCAGTTGGCATCAAATCAATTATCTTGTCACCAACTTTTGCCATTAGTCAATGTCCTCCAGATCAGGTTCTTCCATCAGTTGTGCCGGTTCTGTAGTTGCTGGAGAAGGAACTGGTTGAGAAACACCATTATTAGAAACTTGGGACGGGTCGGTATCAAGGACAATGCCGTACTCATCAGCAACAGCAAGTTCATGTTGACGTTGACGCATTTGATCCTCAAAGTCACCGCCGTGCAGAGCGATCACCTGCGAGAGCGTCATGATGCCTGAGCGGATCATTTCTTTGTACGCTGCAGCCTCTTTTTGCGGATCAACAAACTGAGCAGCAGGTGCAATCCATTTGGTTTCTTCATAACGTTCAGGATTACTGTCGTAATTTGGCAAATCCAAAACGCCAGCCATCACAGCCATTTCCAGCCACTTTTCATAAACCTCTTCGCACAACGCTTCGATCAAATACTGCTGGAGTGTTTTGTAATGCGTTCTTGTTTCAAGCAGTTCCAGTCGTGAAGAGCTGTAGTTGCTTTGAGAGAAATCCGAGCTGACTTGCGTGTAAGAACAGCCAATCCCAGCAGCCACAGCTCGCAGCATTTGCTGCACAAAAGGAGTGAATGCATCATCAGGGCGATTGGGCGTGAAGAATTGCATTTCTTCGCCAGGAGCCAGTCGACGGATGCTGCCGGGCGAGAAGTCGAGGACAGACTCCTGATCAAACGTGCCATCTTCAAACAGTTCCTGATCCGGTGTCTTCACAAACGCCATCATGCTGCTGCTGGCACGAGCGGCGACAATCTCAGCCTCTTCATAGCCAGACAAATTACGCAGGCGCATAATCGCCGTAGCAAACGCGCTAACACCACGGGTCTGGCCGGGACGCTCAATCAAATACAGGTGAATGATGTCTTCAGCGGGAATGCGCACGCGGCGCTTCATTGCCGAACTGGTGTAAGCAAATTGGTAATCGCCAGGGTGATAATCAAAGAAGTGATAGGCAACCGGTCTGCCCCACTTGTCAATCTCCACGCCCATTCGTACTTCATTGCCGTTTTTCTCGATGCCGTTGTAATCATCATCAAGAAGATCCGACTCGATGAGTTCAAGGCCGAGCGGTACTTTGCTGCCACCAAAAGGCTGCTTGACAAGGCGGATGAAGACTTCACCAGACTCAAGGACAGAGGTGATGCTGAGCCGCTGGATGTCATACCAGCTCAGCTTGCCGCCGGTGTGACAACGCTTGGCTGAAGTCCAGCGATCAAATTCATCTTCAATGCGACGATTGATTTCATCAGCAAGGCGGCCACCACGTTGCATGCGTACCTGAGCCTGCATCTTGATGCCAGTGCCAACCACGTTGTTGCGAACAGCACGCAAAGCGGCTTTGGCAAAGTCCGAATCACGCACCAGTTGACGGGCGCGATTGCGAAGCATCCTGATGCTGCCTCGGATCTCACTGTCAGCCGAGGTCGCTTGACTGATCCAGTCAGACGTGAGGCGGTTGTTCTGAGCGGCGGCGTAGGCACGCTTTAGGTAACCATTCTTCTGCTGCGCTTCAGCCAGTTGCTTCTGCAACGCGCCGGTGCGACCGATACCGAAGATCGCCATTAACGGAACCTCACTTTGGCGAGACCGGGATTGCCGAGACCTTGACGGATTTTCTCAGCCTTACGCTCCATTGCAATCTCATTTTTGAGATCATCACGCAATTGAAGCAATTCGGTCATCTTGTACCGCTTCAGACTACGCCCGCCAATTTGATATTCCTGCACCATTCCGCCTTGAGCGAGCGTACGAATGGCTGCCTCAACATAAGACAAGTCAATCTCAGCGCGAGATCGATCATCAAACGCACCAGGCGTGCCAGCGTATTTGGCAGTGGCCTTGACGGTGAACTGGCCGCGACCAGCGGTGTATTGCAGCGTGCTGTGGGTGGCAATTGCTTGCCAAGTCCACAAGCCGGCATCGAAGTTGGTAGTGGTAGCAGCAGGCACCGTCACGCGCCAACCAGTGCCTTCAGCAGTGCCAACAACAGTCGTGCCTTCACTTGCAGTATTCGTCCGTGCGTACCACGTGAGCGTGTAGGTGCCGCTGTCAATATTGGTTCCAATGGCATCCTTGAACGCAGGCACGTCAAAAATGACCGTGTCACCCGCGTAAATCAGGTTCGGGACAAGGATGCTCACCAGCTCGTCACGAATGAAGGATTGTTGCGCCTGACCCGCCTTTGCGGTGGCCGATATGGTGAGTCTATCGGCTTGTCAGGCAATACGTCACTTGTATCTGCTTTTTTTACAGCCTTGCCAATAATTCGCTCAAATTGCTCAAAAATCGTGTTTCTGTTGAACCGCATGTACAGGAAATGCAGCGCCGCATAGCTGTACACAAAACAATCCAATGCTTCGTTGCGATCACCCGCTTTTTTCTTCCATTCACGAACAGCGAAACCCTTGACGTAACGAACAACCTGACGCTCTGAGGTGATTTGCTTGAAGTACTCCTGACCGGCCTCGGCGTGAAAGTGAATGTAACCAGCGCCAGGTTCATTGTGCTTCAATCTGCCAAAAAGCGTCGATTTGATCGTGTCAGAACCAACAGGAAATACCTCTGCTGAATTTTTCAAAACTTGCCCTTTGTAGTTAATATCGACTTTGGAAGGCTTCCCAATAGGCGGTTTGTTCCGCACCGACTGTCCTTTCAAAGCAAATACACCCTTTCCCTTTCTGGCTCTGGCATACGCATACACTTCGCTTGTGAAGTGACCGCCAGAATCGCAACCAATTGCCGAAACCCTGAGTCTTCCGCCTTCGGCATGCGGGTAATCCCTTAACAAAAGGTCATCAACTTGTTCCCACAACTTCTGTCCGGCTGGATCGCCGTAAATCTCTGTGTGACTGATCAGCCAGCACTCCTCACCAACACCCCACGCATAAAGTCCGATCGCAACCCGGTTGTCCTGTACGTCGATACCGGCAGTCAAGATCGAGGCACCTTTCGGGACTTCACCGGCGGGATAGAACTCGGCACGCTCAGAAAGGCCATCGGCACCAAGTTTTGCCCCAGTTTCTTCCTCCCAAGTTTCGCCAAGGACAGTATTGACAAAGGTTTTCAACAAAGGAGCGTCGTTCTTCGCACGTAAAAATTCACCAACAATCTCGTCCCAACTCTTCCAACCAAGCGGCGAGTACAAGGACGACAAATGGAATCCAACCGTCCTTGCATCTTGGCTTGTGGCAGTCGCACGCCATTCACCTTTGCGCAGCATTTCGCTCTTGTAATGTTCTGGTATGTGCGTCCCGCAAGCCTCGCAGACATACGCAGCAGTCTTTGGATCACCGTCACGCCACTGCAGATTCTTCCACTGCAGCCATTGCATGTGATCGCAATGTGGACACGGGACAAAATATCGGCGCTGATCCGATGCCAGATATTCCGCCTCAATGCGGCTCGTATCCTTTACCGTTGGCGTGGACGTAAGGATGATCTTCCGACGCGAAAAGGTTGACGCACGACGTTCAGCCAATGCACAAGGATCGCCTTCACCGTCCACATCACTCGGGAAAGCATCAACTTCGTCAAGAAGCACCCAGCGACAAGGAGCAGACCGTAAACCCGTAGCACTGTTGGCACCCGTGAGCAGCAGGATGCCACCGGGGAACTCCTTTGAAAACATCGTGTTGCCTGAATCGCGGCTTCGAGCAGGGGCGACCTTGTCCGCAAGGCATGGTGTCTCATGAATCAGCGAATCAAGCCGCTGTTTTGATAATCTTTTAGCCATCTCAATTGTTGGCTGCACAAACAGTGCTGGGCCAGGCGCATGGGCAATCATGTAGCCCACCACGTTGTTGATCGCTTCTGTCTTGCCAAGCTGCGCACCAGCCATAAACACCACCTTCTGAACGGCGGAGTTGGCAGACATGCAGTCCATAATCTCCCGGAGGTAGGGAGTCCTGTCAGTACGCCACGGTCCAGGTTCGGCGCTCGCCTTGTTGGACAACATCCGGTACAAATCAGCCCATTGACTCACGGACAGATCAGGGTCGGGGCGGAGGCCGTCGCGAAATGCTTGCCGGTAAACGAGAGTGCCGTCCTTCATTGTCAACGTCTCACCTGTTTATTGACAACTCATTTGTCAACGTCTCCAATGCCTTGCGGATCTCCTCGGTCAGCGTCTGGTGGATGACAACCGGATCCGACTCCGCAGCCAACTGGTTGCTGACGCGGTCAGGAATATTACCCAGAGCATCCCGTACAGCACGAGCAGCAGTGAAAGCCTCCCGCTGTACACGAGCCACTTCCACCAACTGATCCTCTTTGACCTCCAAATCAAGACGAGCAAGTTCAGCGCGAAAATGCTCAGACTTCGCACGACTTTCATTGAATGTCGGAATCTCAAGGTCTTCTGATTTGCGACGCGTTGGACTGACGCTGGCCAGTGGGTTGCCTTCCCTGTACGCCTTGACCGCTGCTTCCTTGTCCCATTCGATCTTGTTCCTGTTCACCGCGAAGCAGCCATCAAACCGCCCCTGGCTCTTCATTTGACTGATGCGAGCTTGCGTGATGCCCAGCTCCTCAGCCAGTTCCTTGGTGTTGCAGACCTGCATAGAGGCAATTTAAGGCCAACAGCGGCGTTTTAAGCGAAATAGTGCCAGATAACAATTTTGAGGCATATAATGGTCAACTTTTGCATTTTGGCGTCTTAAGTGCGTCTCATGTGGGTATGCTGCGACACGCATACTCCTGGCGCTAGCCGTAGAAAGGGGTTCGAATTAACCA